TGTGCAATCTTGACATTCATCTCAAGGAGTGCACCGGCCTCGAATACTATCTGTGCAAGCTCATTGATTGAGTAGGTACGTTCAAACTGATTGAATGTCCTATACTCACCTGCCTTCGGTGGATTCTCAATAGCCAAAGTCATACAGAATATAGAGTCCTTGAGTGGTAGATAACCACGTGTCTGCCCACCATGACCATAGACAGTGAGTGGTATTCCAGCTAGAGCTTGGACACAGAAACGATTAATGACTGTGCCAAACTGTTCATCATAGTCGAAACGTGTGATTAGGGATTCCTCATCTCCCATGTCTTCAGTCTTCACGCCAAACACAGGGCCTTGCATGATATCAGTGGAACGGAGATTCCAAGCTTTGCATGCAAAGATGATGTTGTAAGTGTCGTGGACTTTAGTTAAGTGATACCAAGAACCAGGAGCACGAGGAAATTGGAGACCTGCCATGGGGCAACTTCCTGCACCTAGTTCATAGATTATAGGACATTCTCCTAAGCCATCTCCAACTCCATTATCAGGAATAAACCCCTCAGGAATATCACACTCAGGTGTCCCATACTCCCCCATCGTACCTAACTTAATCAAATGGGCGTCAGGACAGACATCATGCATAGCCCAGAGCAGATGGAGTGTACCGATGACATTCTCGATTTGTGTGATAGATGCCTGCTCTACATTCCTCATAGACCACGGTGCGCTTGGCTGCTCAGCTAAATGGACTATTGCGTCTGGTTGAACATCTTGAAGAAATGTCCTAATGAATGAAGGACTTGAGATGCCGAGAGTGACAGGAGCGAACTTAAAACCTGCGACCTGTACAGTGCTGAGCATAATCTTCCTATAGGTCCATTCCTCAATAGGAGTGAGAGAATGGCAGTCTAGTTCATGCACTCTATATCGCCTGGCGAAGCTATCAATTCCACTTACCTCATGACCTCGATTGATAAGATGTAGTGCGAGAGGCCAACCCAAGTATCCATCTATTCCGAGTATTGCTACTTTCATAAATCATCTCCTTTGTCTAAGGTGTCATTCATCTCTTTGATTTCCAAGGCAAGTTTTAATTTCTTATTTTCCTGTCTAAGTTTATCCCTCTCCTTTGATAGTCTATCAATTGTAGCCTTTGCACTCATCATTGCATTGTAGTCTTGCTTGTCAACTATGATTTGTTTCTTTGACATTCCAGCCATGTCCTTAAGGATTCTGATGTAGGCTAGAGAAATAGCTACTATCATACATAGCGATGATATCCCTAGACATATAATGCTAGGATTCATAGTTTGAACTCCCTAATTTTAATGTTTGAATTGTCAATTAAGTACTGTGTATGTTTGTCGTAGACTCTGGCATCATCTACTACAACTTCTATGATACCAGCGTTGATGAGTTTACCAAAACAATCTTTACATGGTATGATATAGTTCATGTAAAGTATGGCATCAATAGTTGACACGCCAAGCCTTGCTGCATTAGATACACAGTTGGCTTCTGCATGTTGTGCAGGACACCATTCGAGTCCTTCACCACTTTCATAGCCTAGAAGTTTACGAGGACAGGTATTTTTTACATCACTTGCTCCCCAAATTTCTCCATAGTCTCTATGACTATGTATTTCGTCAGATAATATATTGTCCTTTACTATTCTCTCATGTCCACAATGAGGAACTCCCCTCGGAGGTCCGTTGTATCCAGTTGCCACAATACTCTTGTCACGAACTAAGATGGCACCTATCTTTCGTGACAGGCAAGGTGATTTGGAAGATACTGCGACACAGATATCGTGGAAGTATCTATCCCATCTTTCAGTTGATCCCTCATTTCTGTCCCATTGCTGAGAAGGTGGGTATACCTGCCTACCACATTCTATACACCTACCGAAGGAGTCAACCTGGATCATTTTTCCAGGCGCTGGTCTGCAGTTGTCACAATACCTCTCCATTACCATACCTCTCCATAAAGGTTATTCCTTTTCCAGTTAATTGAGCCCTCATTATTTCTATCTGAGTACTCCTGCCTACATATCCATCTTTGTTTATGACATGAATAGCTTCAGCAATATCTATCTTCACATTATGTATGTTCTGTAAATTTTCTTTCCTCTTATACCCCCTCTCATAGGGAGTATAGTCTGGGAAGTGTTCCCATACACAGGGCATCAAAATCACGTGCCCTTCTTCAGTCAATCTTGCAGCTTCCTTTTCAAACTCCTCACGGAATTTGATAGAGCCACATAGGGCAATTATCATCTTAATTTTCCTCCGAGTTTTTGAAAATGTACGAAATGGTATGATAAATGGGAGGGCCTAAACTGCACCCTCCCTTGTCCACGTGGACTACTTCCCTTTCTTCCCAACCACGTACTTCTTGACCGAGTTGGAGTCACCATACTCCTCACTTTTCCTAACACCAAGAATCATCCAACCAGTCTTTCCAGGAAGATCATCTTCCCAGTCAAATGGCCTGGAATAGTCAATGCCAAAGGCAGCAGCGAACTGACTGAAATTGTATCTATTCCGCTGCCACTGTTTCGGGTCAAGTATGGCCTTATTGTCAGGCCCGAGGTCCCAGAAGAAGTCATTAAACTCCATGACCATAGGATCATCTGGGACGTCGAAGACCGGCGTGTACCATGTGCAGTCATTCTTGTCACTGACGCCAGACCTGACACTGACTATTCTTGCTTTAACTTCAGTTCCAGCCTTAAGGATCTTTGGCTCTTCAGATTCCTTAATCTCCTTTTCCAAGTCGCTATAATCTGCCATGCTCATCTTGATTAACTCCTTTAGTTGTTGTGAGTTTTTGTTGCGTGATACGAAGGTTACCCATTTTTCAAATGGGAGTTCTTTGTATCGCTTTACCATAGCCGGAGTTACTGTGATCGTTCAGGCACCTCCTTTCTCAAATGATATATCTGAGCTTACCATTCCCCCTTCTTCGTCAAGCCCAGTCCCGCCACCTGTAACTGTATATCCCCTGGACTCCAGCACATCTTCTATCTGGTGTCTTTCATCCACTTCTATCCCTGGAGTTATAACTAGATTATATCTCATGTTGTCACCTCCTTTCCTTTCGAGACCGTTTAAAAATTAAACGATCTCATAATTGGATGAGAATATTCATGGTAAGGTTCAAGACATACAGCCATCATCCTATCTCTTACATATAAATCATAGAATTGTTCTTTGAGACATCGATCAAAGGTCTCATGGAATAGTTCTACTATTCTTCCATATTCATCTTTGCCACTATATCTATCCCATTTTAAGGCAACTGTAGTATACCACTTACCAGACTGTCTGAAAAAATCCACTCTTACCATCCTATCGTCTTCTGTATATCCCATTATTCAAGCTCCGGTTTAATTTCTCCCTGTATAACTAATGTCTTATCCTGAGGAACTACTATTTGTACTCCTAGAGGTACGAATAACTTTATATTAGGAGGTATGACAATTTCATCATAATTATCCCAGTCGAATCCAATAGATATTCCATTAGTGCATGTTACTACGTGTGAATCTTTCAGTAGATATTTGTATGATATTATTAGAGAACATACTATCAATATCCAGATTAATATATCTTTACAGGACATCATTCAAGCTCCAATCTAGGCTTATCTTCCCAATCTAGCCCGATCTTCTTCAGCAATTTCTTGATGTCTGCTTCTTCTCTCGTATCAAGTTTGCCTTCACCTCTTAGTCTTGACCTTGCAAGATATTTATCTTGTGCATAAGTTATTATCTCGCCGGAGATTTCCCCATTTCTTTCATCATTCTTGACTATGTATAGCTCATCAAACTGCATAGGGACTGTGACTACTGCGTTGCCGGTTACACGCAGACGAAACTTCACATCTCTAATTTCATCTCCGTATTTGTCTCTTCTACCTGTAGGTTCTTCGAACCTGTCCAGGTGTCCAGTTACAATGAAGTCACATTGGAGAGTCATGAACTTCTTGATTCTATTTATAAGTGCTACTTTCTGTGGTGTGTAGTCATGACGGAAGCGAGGTTGCTTTCCAGCTATGCCAGCAGTGTTGAGGACTGAGTTCATA